GTTTCCCAGTCACGATCTGCGGCTTCTGTGCTTTTGCAATTTGAGATATAAATTCTACCTGAATCTCTCTTCCTTGAATAGCTTCAGGAGCAGGTTTGAATACACCCTTACGCGCTAGAATAGCGAATACTCTATTTACTAACGGTTTAAGTAATTCAAAGTGCTGTCTACCTAATACAGGACCAAGCTTACGTAGCTGTTCTTCTCTTCTCTGGATAATCTCAGTAGCAGTCATTCTATCCGCTTCTCTAATCTGTAGCTGATCAATGAAGAAAGCTTTCTCGATATCTCCCTCTACTCTAGCTATGAGAGCTTCACCAAGATCGGGTCTTGTTCCTGTTAAGATTGGCTCAATTCTATCCCTAGTACCTGCACGATAATAGTTAATATCCCCCGGACCTGTACGTAATGGAAGAATAACTCCTGTATCTGGTGCTTGTAGAGGTGGGTTAATAGCTTTCTGAGCCGCTTGGATAACAGATTTTCTCATCATATTAAGCATACGGATATCAGGCATAGCCGTCATCGCTGGCGATCTACCATACATCTCACCCGCAATCTTAGACCAACGAGTTACGATATAAGGCATCTCATCAAAACCTGATTCCTTAAGTACATGTCCATCATTCTGAATTACATGTACGGATGCAAATGGTTTATTAGTTACATCCTTCTTCTTTGGATCAAAGAATTGACGAGGTTCTACCAAATGAATGACTTGGTACTTCTTGTCTACATTATCCTTATCAGCCAAAACTTCAGAAGATACAGCTTCTTCACCAAATTCTCCAATGATTTCACGTGCGTTCATCTCTCTTTTGAAAGCTACTGTATCAACCATTCCCTTATTATTTTCAGCTACATAAGCCATGTATATAGGACGAGATAGGAACCTAACAAGGAGTTCATCATCTTCTTCAACAAGAAGTAATGATGTACCGAAACTTCCTAAATCCATGAATACTTCATGAATCTGTGGTTGGAAATTAGATTGATTCATAATATTAATCATACGGGCAGTAGAGTCTTGCAGCCATTCCTGCACGGATTGTAGAGCATCTAAGTCTCTATCACCCGATGATAAACCAAACCAGATAGTAGCTGGGTTTGTGAGCATCCCGTGAAGTGCTGAAGCTAACGCCTCATTAGTATGAATAGGCATACCTGTGAATAGTCTGCGTCCTCGTCTATCACCTGAAGTACGGGACCTCCACACATCGTCTTTATTAGGAATAACAAAGCGGGCTACTTCTTCCCATGAGTTTTCCCAATTGACTCGTGCACCTTCCATTCTTTTAAACTTCTGGAGAACTCGCTCTCCTATCTCATTTGTTTTAGTAGTTAAAACTGGCATATTTCTATCCTAGTAAAGTTGGTTGTTCTGCTGTAGGAGTAAGTATAGATTGAGTCTGAGTAGTTACCCTGCCTCTAGTCCCTCTACGACCACGTGGATCAAAAGGTTCTGTAGGCTGAGAATCTTCTACCAATGAAATAGCTGTAGCGTCTGTAGCCTGCTCTCGCCCTCTACCCGGACCGAATAACTCAAGACCAGCCGTAGCTCCTTTCACAACTCCGCTAAGCTCTCTACCGACTTCCCTACCTACAGGTACAAGAATATTCTCAGTAAAAGATTCAGTCACAGCAGTTGCTCCTCCTGTGAGTAAAGTAGTTAAAGGCTTATCTAATGCAGACTCTACTACTCCACCAGCAAAATCTATAGTACCTTCAATAACATCGCCAACGAAACTAGCAGGATTAAAAGCCATAACTTCTCCTAAATTATATCGTAATCATCAGATATAGTCTGACGTGGTAAATTCTCTGGATTTCTATACCTACCATTACTATCTGCTCTAGCTGGACTGTATGTCAATCCAAACATTCTAAAAGCATCGGACCCGTTAGAAGACCAATCGTGCAATGGTTTATCTAGAAACATCTTATTCTTAGCATCGTACTTACGCTGATAGTTCTTTAACGCTGCTATTCCCTGCTTACACTTCACAGAATCAAACCAGCATTTAGGTAAAACCATACGTACTGCATGGATACCATCAGCAACACTCTGCCTTGGTACAATTGTAGTCCGTAATCCCAAATCCATCAAGGTTTCTTGACGAGTCTGTCCAGTTCCAAGTTCTCTAGCAGCACCATCATGGGGGATATAGTGGTCCCCATAGACATATGGTTTGAGCTTAATCTCGGCTGCATACCATTCGAGCCCCTTCCCTGCATTCTCAATATAATCAATGACATGGACTTCCTTTCCGACATATTGAATAAACCAAATAGCTGTCGTATCAGAAATCCCCAAGTCCCAGAAAGTATCCACTGGTACATTATTGTCATACTTAACTGTAGTGATCTGCTTCTTCGCTTCAAGATCATTAATATATTTACCATAGTACGCTCCCATTAGTGCCGCTGCAAACGAACACTCATACTCTTGATCGTATTCTTCCTCAGTCATCGTAGCTCGTGCATCGTTAAGCTCCTCCTGAGAAACAACACCTGTCTCCGAAGCCCTATGCAATGCCACATACCAAGAATCTAAATCTTTAGCTACATTGAATATATCCCAAAAGTGATTCTGCCCCTTAGGTGTACCGATAAAAATAGCCCATCCTCCACGGTCTGATAGTGCAGGTCTAATAACCTGACCCCAGATAGTAGGATCACACTGAGCATACTCATCCATAATTACTCCATCTAAGTAGATTCCACGTAAGGAATCTGGATTCTCAGCTCCAAGGAGCATGAATCGAATCTTATCACCACGATCTGGTCTATCAATATCAACTCTGAGTTCACCTTCATTGACCTTCGCTCCCGGTATATTCTTAGTAAAATCTTTAAGATACTCCCAAGCAACCCTCTTAGCCTGACCATACGTTGGTGCAATATAAGCGTACTGTGGGTTCTTAAGCTCACATCTAAGTCCCTTATCAATCATCTCCATGATAGAGAATACAGTCTTACCAAAACGTCTGTGACATACTAATACATTGAATCGCCGCAAGCGTGTATGCAAGCGTGCCTGAAATGGACGAGGCTCATAACCAACGTCTATCACCTGCTTACCAGCGTATTCATTCACCTCATCAGGCGTAGGACGCAAAGGATCAGCGTATGGATTAAACGGATTCATTAAGCCTCAGCTTCCGGTGCAATACCTGTTAACAAGGTCTGAACCTCACGCTCTGCACCTGTTGGTAACTGCTCTCTAGGATCAGATGGCGGCTTTGTAAAGTGTTCAGGGAACATATCATGCAACTGATTGAGAGTCCGCAGCTTAGCCGCTTCCCTCCCAATTCTCTGGGCTTCTTTCACGTCCCCAGTCTCCAATGCTGTAGCCACTTCACTTGTAAAATTACGCCCTTCAATCCCTAGGTCTGCCATAGTCTCACGAACGAGTCTATTAACCGACCGAGCTTTGGACTGCTGCGTTACCTTACCCTGCAAATTAGTTAATGATAGGTTCTTATCAGCCATAGTTGGCTCCTATTTACTGGTTTTCTTCTTAGAAACCTTCTTCTTAGCCTTCTTTTTCTGAGCTTTAACAGCCTCAGACGGCTCTAGAACAGGCTTTTCAACTTCCTCGGATTTCTGCTCCGAGGCTTTCTTCAACCTCTCCTGATCCGATTTCTGCTTCTTTAACCACTGATTCAGTGGTATTCTCTGTTTCCCTATTAGTACAAAGTCGTTCTTCATTTATTACCTCTACGGTTGTAGGTTCTCTATTAATTCCAGTGTTAATTACGATCATAGCAGGTGCAGCTCCACCCTGCAACATCTGTGGTTTAGGATTATATTCTTCAGGATTCCCCTTCTCCGCCAGTTTAAGCCAGCCATCAAACTGGAGCTTAGCAGCAGGGACCTCTTCCTTAGCCGCTCCCTCCGCACTCTGCAATGCCGCCACTGCTTTATCATGAAAGTATTCAGCTCGATCCTTCTTCGCCTCCACTAGTGCTTTCTTAAAATCAGGATGCCCTTGATCGTGACTGGGAAAC